CCACAGGGCCTCGGGGTCTTCGGCTAGGAGCTCGAGCAGGAGTTTGAACTCTTGGCTCTGGGAGGCGTGCATCGACTTGTGAACGGCGCCTTCGACTTTGGTTGCCTGCTCGATCAGGGCGAGAGTTGTACCGACAGGCGCATCCTGCTTGCCTTCGCCGACGGGCGTGTCCGCGGTGCCGCCCAATTGTTTGGCGACCTGGCGCGTCTGCTCGATGAGCGCCATGTGGCCGGGGCCGGCTTCCTTGTAGGGAAGATAGGAGACCATCTGGCTGATCGGCTTGCCATCGGTTTCAATGGGAAGACCGCCGCCGGGAGGAATGCGGTACTCGTTGGTCTGCTGGCGCTGAGCGCTCTTGGCAATGAGGAAGCCGGGGAAGGAGGCAAACATGCCGGCGTCGATCGCCTCACGGGTGAGCGCGGTCAATGCCTGCGTCATGTTGCCGAGAATGTGCAGGAGCCCGATGCCGTAGAAGCCAAGCCCGGTTGCATAGGTGTAGGCGACGAAGGGGATCTTGGCCGTAAAGTCCTCGTCGTCCTCGCGCCAGTTGCGCTGGATCTGGAGGATTTGCCGGCTGTCCTTGTCGATCACCACTTTGTAGGGCAGCGGCAGCCCAGTGGCCTTACCCTTGTGCTTGTGCTCGTGGCCCTCGATGTCCAATTCGCAGTAGCACTCGTAGATGGTGTAGTTCTGGTCCTGCTCGCGCTGCTTCTTGGCCTCGATGCCCTGGACCTTGGCGACCTTTTCCTTGACCTGATTGGGTTCGGGCTGGGGCTGAGTGAGCTCGCAATCGCGGTATTCGCCGATGATCTGCATGCGCTTTAAGACCGACTTGCGCATTGACACTTGATGCGTAATGCGGCCGGCGTTGCGCAGGTCCGTGATGGCTTCCTCGACGATGAGATCCGATGCTTCCACACTCTCAGACACGGGCCGGCGCCGCAGCGGGCAGCGATAGACCTTCTTGAAGCCGATGCCAGAGAACCCGGTGGAGAAGAACATGCGCCGCGTGTCGGGATAGTATTCGGTCGCGGTCGTGGTGAGATAGTAGTTGAGATCCTTCTCCAGGTTCTCCGCCAGCATGTCGTCAAGGCTATCAGCTTCGCCGTAGTCGACGACCTTGACCGGGCCGGCCGCAGGAAGAAGCTCGCCCTGCGCATTGGCCTGGAAGCGGAGGACCGCCTCGAGCATCACGGGATCGCGCACGCTGGATTGGCCTTCGACCGCGGTGGACGTCTGCCCAACGCCGGCCTTGGGGTCTTCCACCTTCAAGGCGAGCAGATCCACGCCCTTGGCCCTGAACGCCATCTCCTGTCCGCGGCTCTGCTCGTCGGCAGCAATGCCTTCCAACAGCTCCATCGATATGGCTTGGAGAATGCCGTCGTCCAGCTTCAAGGCGAGGTTGGCGTCGAAGTTGGACGCTCTGCCAGCCTCTTCCTCGTCCTCGTCCTCGACGAAGGGATTGGTGTCGATGATGATGGAGCCGTCGGAATGCGGGATGACAAGCGTGCCGGAGGCTTCGTCAACGTGCGGGGCCAAGTCGGAATCGGGCGCCATCGACACGGTTACTCCCCCGTCGACCTCACCGCCTTTGGCTTTACGTTTGCGCTTTGGCGCAGCCGCTTTCATCGTCGGGACAGATGCCCCGCCGTTCCGCTTCGACTTAGCCATGGTCAGTTTATCGCTTCTGTATCTGGCCGCAGGGGTGGGATTATTCCGCTGGCGATCGCGCGCTCAACGGCAGCAAGCGCATCCTCGTAGGAGTGCCCGCCCCGCTCCACCAAGTAGAGGGCGAAGTGCTCTTTGGTCCAGACGGCCGGGCCGTCCATTAGTTAGCCTTGCCTTCGCCGACAACGCCGCCGTCGCCACCCGACTGTGCTTCCTTCGCCATGTCCTGCAGCTTCTGGACGAAGCCATAGGTGCGGGCCATGTAGCGAGCGAGGTTGTCGGGGGAGAAATCGGCCGGGGGATTGCTTACATAGTTGTGCATCAAATTGAGGTGACGCTGGATGATGCCAAGGACGTCATCGGCAACGACGGTGATGGTTTCAACGGCTGGCATTTGGTTTCCTTTTTTGGTAGGTTGGCGGCATGGAAAAAACTAAAATCATATGGATTGACGAAGACGTCGAGTTCGACCCGGCAGACCTTGATCGGCTAATAGAAACGCCTAAGCCGGATAAAGCGGCTTTGGCTGCGAGCGATGACGCCCCGCCTCCATCTCGGCCATAGCGCGCTCATCCTTGCGCACGGCGAGGTGGCGATCGCGGAGATGTCTCAAGGCTTGGGTTGTACTGTCGACGAGGTCGTCGTTGGCGCCCTTGGGGAATGCCGCGCACTGGTCGACGAGTTGCTGACCCCAATCACGTAATGATCCGTCTTCGTACGCAGGAAGTTCGATCATTCCGTCGGCGAAGAGGTGTTGCACCGCCCACGCTCTGGCAACTTTGTCGGCGCCCTTGGGATCGACGAGTTGTACCGAATAGCCCTGACCGCGGTGCAGACGGGCCATTTCCTGGGCAACTGACAGTCCAGAGGCTTTGCTTTCAATAAGCAGCACGTTGACCTTGAACACGCGGCAGGAATGCGCCACCCATTCCACCAGGCCCCAATGGGGTTTGCATCGGGCAATGTAAGCCGCTTCCTTCTCGCCTGGCTGGCGCTCGACATCGTAGCCGTGGATCGGGAGCCGCTTCATCCAGGCGTTGATGCACATGAGCTTGGTGTGGCCGTCTTCGCCGCGGTAGGCCGACCAGACCGTGAACCCTGACGGATCGTTCTCTTGCTTCTCGGTGTAGGCCGGATCGAGGCTCGCAACCACGTAATCAGGCGTTGGGAGCTTGCCGCTCTCGGTGATGTAGAGCCCCCAGTCCTCGCGCTTGAAGATGGCGCCGCCGCGGACTTCCGGGCGTTGCTGCCACTGACCGGCCCACTCGTAGGGATTGCGGCGGAAGGGCTCGAGCTCCTTGGGGCCGAACCGCTCGGGCCAAAGCAGTTCACCTTCCTCGGTGCGCGGGTCGGACCAACCTATCGATGTCACGCACTTGCGGTCGGGCTCGTATTCTTCCGGCAGCCACAGATGCACAAAGTCTGGGTCTGTATCGAGGACGTGTTCGCTGAGATCCCGCTCATGCAGCCTTTGCATGATGATGACTTCGGCGGAATGCTTGGGGTCGGTAATGCGGGATTTGAGCGTACCATCGTAGGTACGCAGGACGTGTTCGCGCTTCACTTCCGATTCGGCTTCGTCGGCTTTCAACGGGTCGTCGATGATCTTGATGTCGCCGCCGCGGCCCGTCACCGTTCCGCCGAAGGATGAACTGATCCTCGTTCCGCCAACGGTTGTGTCGAATTTTGACTTGGCCTCTTGGTCGGCTGTGAGTTGTACCCGCTTTCCCCAGCGGTCCTGATACCACTTGCCCTGTACCAGCCGGCGCATGGTCGTGGCGCTGTCGAGCGCTAGGTGGTCGCCGTAGGAGAGGCAGAGGAACTTCGCCTGGGGTCCGATCAGGGGAAACTTGGGGTCGGGCTCTTTAGCCCAAAGCCACGCGGGCCAGGCGACAGATGTCAGCAGCGTCTTGGAATGACGCGGGGCGATGTTTACGAGGAGCTTCCTGATTTGCCCGTAAGAGACGGCCTCAAGGTGCTCGGCAATAGCTTCCAGATGCCAGCCATGAACGTAAGGCGCCGGATCGAATTCAGGCCACGCCGCCCGAAAGAACTCAATTAGGCTTCCCTCGAGCCGCTTTATCTCTTCGCGTCTGTCGAGTTCCCTCTTTAGGCGCTGCTCCAAGGATTGCAGCAGTGAGGGCTCGAACTCGGTCAAGATTGTCAAGCAAGTCCTCGTCGCTCATGTCTTCCAGCGGAGCGGTGGTGATATTAAACTCTTTCGGCACGATTGCCGCGATGATTTTGAGGTAATCCGCAGGCTTATCGGCTCGAACGGTATCTATCACCGTTTGCCCGTGCACTTCAAAGTCGTTGCACATGGCGGACAGGAAAGCTTCGGAAAGCTTATTGCGGCTTCCTTTGGGACGGCCGAGGCGATTGCCGGTCCATTCTGGTCCTGATTTGAACGGGATAAGGCCGCTCAGCTTGCCTTCAGTTGTATCTGAGCCTTTCTTTTCGTCAGACATAGTCCTGTTCCGTTGCGATGATAAAAAGATACCGGCCGCATTCAACCTGTCCGCCCTGTTTGCTCTAAGGCTGTGATGGCGCGCGTTGGAAATTGGCCGGAAACCATTGATATGGAACGCAAAAACCCGCGAAGCTTTTGGCTTGCGGGCGCGGCATTCCACACTAACGAAACAAACCATAGCACAGGGTCCGTCCATCGTCAATAGGAAATCGTATCTATTTCAACGCTCTCCGAGCGGTTTCGTAGTCCCTGCAGGGCGATCTTGCTCCCAGAAGCGGATTTTCCAGAACTCCTCCTCTTCGTCCCACTCGCATGCAACTTCCAGCCCGTGGCGCTCAGCTACCTCCCGCAGCGCAATTTCTGCTTCACGCAATAGAGAAAGGTTCGCGATAAGTTTCATGGCTCTTTCACCGCTCCCGGTACGCAAAGTGTAGGCTTAGACGCCGTAGCACACTTTCGATAAAGGTTCCGCCCGCCGCTGGGGATTGTTTCTCCCCCGTATAGCGCGTGAGTGCCCTGCCGATTGCCGCCTGGGTGATGTTCTTCCTATCGAACAGCAATGCCGGAAGCACCGCCTGG